GATTGAACGATTCACGGCCATACATTATAACATCTTTTTTCAATTCCTCATTACTACCATAATAAGATTCCCAGTCCGAAGAAACTTTTAATTTTTTCTTCTTACCTTTCACTTGTTTGGTTTTAGAACTATAGAAAAATTTTTTACCAATGTATTTTTTACCGTTTGCTGTGTTGGTGATACAATAGACAAAGCCATAATTATCACCAATCATGTCCTCAGTAAAAGACTGTTCTTTATATTGCCAATTCAATCCCATTCTTGATTATCCATGTCATCTTCATCCTCTATATATTCGGATTCGGATAACTCGTCAATCTGTTCGCCACAAAACGGACAAATTTCTGGATAATCTTGTGATACCAATTGTTCTTGGTAAATTACATCATATGATGATTCGCAGTTTGAACACTCTGCTGTTATTGTTTTCATTTTTATCTCCTTGGATCAGTTAGCCCAAACTTCACCCCAATTTCCTGTTACAGCACCCTTTGCATAATCGGTTGCACGATTTTCAAAGAAGTTGGTGTGTGTTGGTGCATTGATCATTTCTTCAACCCAAGGCAAAGGGTTGCGTTTAACTTTAAAGATGCCTTTCATACCAAGACCAATCAATCTGCGGTCAGCAATGTATCGGATGTATTTTTTAACATCTTCACTAGACAGACCTTCCATTTCAGTCACACCAAAAGCCAGATCAATAAACTTATCTTCTAATGCAACCATTTTTTCAGCAATGGTGTAGATAGACGATTTGAGTTCATCGGTCCAAATTTCTGGATTTTCATTAATATAAGTTTTAAATAGTTTCATCATGTTCTCAGCGTGCATTGTTTCATCAACAATAGACCAAGTAACAATCTGACCCATACCTTTCATCTTACCGTGTCGTGGGAAATTCAACAACATGATGAATGATGAAAACAGTTGCATACCTTCGGTGAAAGCGGAGAATACTGCAATATGTCTTGCTGTGTTTTCTTTGGTGCCGTTCTTAGAAGCAATGTCTAATACATAATCGTGTTTATCTTTCATTTCTTGATAATCAAGAAATTCATTGTATGTGGTTTCAGGTAGACCAAGTGTTTCAATCAGATGCGAGTATGCTGCAACATGAAGTGCTTCACGAGCAGCAAATCCCATCAACATCATTCTTATTTCAGGCTGTGGAAAATAAGGAAGATAATTACGCACATAACCCCCAGCAACATCAATATCACCTTGCGTAAAAAAGCGGAAGATATGCGTGAGAAATCGTTTTTCTTCATCTGTAAGTTTCCTTTTCCAATCTTTTTCATCTTCAAGCATAGGAACTTCTGTGTGAAGCCAATGCGATTGTTCGTGCTTCAACCATGCATCGTAAGCCCATGGGTAATTAAATGGCTTAAACGAATTTCTATCATCCGTTAGTTTTGAATTATTCTTTTTAACCATTGATCCATTCCTCTAATTCTTTAAGTGACCTAACACCACTAAATCGTTTTACTTCTATATTTCCGTCCTTCATAATCAATGTTGGAACACTTCTGATTCCATAATCCATCGCTGTTTCTTGATGAACATCAATATCAATCACTTCAATAGGAACTTTGTTGACATTATTAACTGTTTCTAAATTTTTGGCCAACACTTTGCATGGTTGGCACCACGATGCGGTAAATCTCAATACTCTTTTCATTCAGAACCTCTTATTTTTAACAATCTAAAAAAACTAAAAACTTTTATGTAGAACCAACCAATATCAAACTCAAACCATTTTCTACTCAACTTTGGATTGGCAGGATCAAGGTGATGATTATTATGTAGTTCTTCTCCACCGATTATAACACCAAAAGGTATAATATTGCAACTATTATCTTTGGTAATTCCGTTTCGGTAACCAAACCAATGTCCAATGCCATTTATAACTCCTGCGGCCCAAAATGGAATCCATGCCATTTGTATCACCCAAATCACGGCGCCCAACCAACCAAAGAGTGTGATGTTGAGCAGAAGGAGAATGCCAATGCCAAGTCTGGAGTGACGAGTGTATAGATTGGACTCAATCCAATCAGAAGGAGTACCAACGCCATATGTATCGACCATACTTTTATCTTTTGATGCTTCATGGTATAACATTGCTCCTTTAAATAGAACTTTCCATATTCCATAAACATGTGGGCTATGCGGATCACCTTCTACATCACTATAACGATGGTGTTTACGATGTATTGCGACCCATTGCTTGGTGACCATACCTGTTGTCAACCACAACCAAAAACGAATGAAGTGTTCAAGTATAGGATTAAAGGTTAAACTTTTATGTGCTTGGCCACGATGCAAATATACCGTAACACAAAAAATTGTAATGTGTGTTGTTACTAACAGATAGATTATTTCTAACATTATTCTTTACTTCTTTCATACATGAATGTATCTGTATCACCAAGAGCCCATTTAGGTTCAGTTTCAACAGACCATCGTTTTGACGCTACCTTGAAATCAGGATATTTCAATTCACGTGGATTACTAGAAGGTTCGAATACAATCATTCTGTTATTTGGTTGACAAGCAAATTGACCATTATCACACTTTATAAAATTGTATGATTTATGATCTTCCACATCTTCTGATAAACCGGTATCTAACACATTGAAATCTGGATGAGCAGAATCTACTGTGAACATATATTCACCATACATCCAACTACCATCCTTCAATTTGAATTTACATTTCATTGATTGAAGTTGCGCTTTCTTCAATACTGTAATATCGTAACTCAAACAATCCCATAACTGTAGATAATCTAGTGGCAATGGTTCACCTTCAATTGGTTTCCAACAATATGCACTAATTGGCAACTTATCATATAATGCACCGTAGTTATTCAAATACGATTCAATACGAAATGCTTGGCCTCTTAGTGATTTGATGCTAACCCACCAACATGGTTCCAGTTCACCATGACCTTTTTCAAAGTCATAAAGAAATTCACGGCGAACATAACACTTAACTGTTGGTAGGTTTGCAATGATGTGTGACATTAACCCTCACATGCAATACAATCATTGCCTTGTGCAATTTGTGTCATGTCCAATTCTTTGATAACTTCACGCTCAATTTTCTTAGATACTTTATCAGCCTTAGCCAACTTTTCACTACGGCAGTAATAAAGAGTTTTTAATCCTTTTTTCCATGCCATGAAATGAACAGCGTGAATGTATTTAATGTTACTATCTGGACGGAAGAACACATTGAGTGATTGTGCCTGGTCAATATATTGTTGACGATCAGCAGCATGTTCAATTACCCAACGCTGGTCAATTTCCATAGATGTTTTGAACACAGCTTTTGTATTTTCATCCATCCAATCTAGGTGTTGAACAGAACCATCGTTTGCAATAATGGATGACCAGATTTGTTGATATTCTTCCTCACCTTTTGGTGTCAATGCAGAATCATGTGGATCCAAATACTTCATAATTGCTTTATCAAGATATTTGTTCTTATTCAAAAATGAGCCAGATAACGTATCCTGACGATAAGCGTTAGCACGATAAGGTTCAACGCTAGGGCTAGTATTTCCCATAATGATAGACGAAGAAGCATTTGGAGCAATAGCCATAAGATGACTGAAACGTTTACCGTAGCCAACAGCATCTGGAGCTTCACCCCTAATTTTTCCAAGAACCAAGTTAGCATCATCAAGTCCTTCTCTAATATGTTTGAACATTGAATTGTTTAAAACTTTTGCCATCACTCCTTCGAAGGCCACATTTTTTCGCTGAAGATAAGCATGGAAACCCAAAGCGCCAATGCCAATAGAACGTTCACGCTCAGCAGAATACTTGGCACGAGCAATAGCGTCAGGAGCATTATCAATGAAATACTGTAAGACGTTATCAAGCATTTCTGCCACGTCCCGTAGAAAAATCTCATTATCTTTCCAATCATCATAATACTCCAAATTTAAAGATGACAAACAACAAACTGCGGTTCTTTCTTCATTTGTTGGCAGAATAATCTCTGAACACAAATTGGATTGATGAACCTTCAATCCTTTTTCTTTCAACCATTCAGGCAACATACGATTGCTTGTATCAATGTAATGAATGTATGGTTCGCCTGTATGCATACGCAAATCTAGAATCATTTGCCACAACATTTTGGCTGATACTGTTTCACGCACTTCTCCTGAGTTAGGATCAATCAGTTGCCATGAATCATCTGCTTCTTTATCAATCATGCATCGTTCAATAATTTCCATAAACGAATCTGGAATGTTAATACCGTGATGTAGATTCAGGCAACGCAAATTTGGATCGCCTGTTGGTTTTCTCATCTCAAGGAAGGGAATAATATCAGGATGGGAAATATCAAGATAGGCAGCGTAAGACCCACGGCGAGTGCGGCCTTGGCGATACGCCAGACTAGAGGCATCGTAAATTTTGAGGTGCGGCATAACGCCAGTAGATTTATCATCCGCCGAGCGAATACCAAAACCAATCCCGACACCGCCACCAAGCATAGAAAGCCAATTAGTTTCACTAAGATTATCAACTAAACCCTCCGCTGTATCTTCAATAAAATTCAAAAAGCAAGAAATGGGTAAACCACGCTTACTACGACCAAAAGAAAGAATTGGTGTGCTATATGACAACCAGTGTTTGCTAGCATAATCATACAATCTTTGTGCATGATCTTTATCTGTGGAAAATTGTTTTGAAACAAATGCAAATCTATGTTGTGGGCTTAATTCATCTTCACGCATGTAAGATTCTTTTAATCGTTTGATGCCCAATTCATCAAATAACTTATCTCTTTCCAAATCAATTTTTATTCCCAGATAATCTTCCATATACTCCTCATTTCTTTGTAAATTCTTTTAGTTGTGGTGGAGTCCAACCTTCAGGCTTCAACACTTTACCATCTTTTCTTTTAACAACTTTGCCTGTAGTAGGATCAATTTTCGACAAGTTTGAACGAGCAACTTCATTCCATGCTCCGTCAACATTAAAATCTTTCATGTAACAATAACCAAGAATCACCCAAATCAAATCCATGCATCCATCAAGTTGTCCTTCATCATCACCTTCAAGATATGCTTTAATAAATTCATCGAATTCTTCACGAATTAGATTCTTATATAGTGTGGTGTTCTTTTCGTTTCTTTCTTGTTCACACGCTTCAATAAACTTGACTACATCATTATTCATTTACGAATTCCTTAATCATTGGAAAAATAGGTTCAATTGCATTAGCACAAGCCAAAGCCACTTCACGGTGTTCTTTTTGTGTTCCGTTTGCGGAACGGAGTTGTATATAGTGAACCCATGACCGCATCGTTCCATTCATATACAATCTAGAACCCATAATTCCTTCAGGTAAAACAGCACGAGCTTGTTCTTTTGCAATTCCATTTTCAATAGCCCATGCATATTCTCTTTGTGCAGCATAGATTACTCTTTGCTGAGCACGATACCAATCATTCTGTAATAGAGTATCATCAACTTCAATACTGTTTTGACGATTCTTTGTATCCTGCAATCTGGCCTCACGGGTTACAAAATCCAAATCTTTGGTTGGATCGGCATAACGCTGACTAAACTCTTGGAAACTAAATGAACGGTGTCGCAAAATTTGTCTTGCAATATCACGTGTTGTTTCAATTTCCAAACAAACGGAAACCATCTCCAACGGAGACCAATGCTGATTCTTAATCAGATATCTAACCAGTTTTTCTGATGTGTCCGTGTTGTTTTGGTTGGAGGGGTTTGACACTCTGGCGCAGTATGCAATCTGATCCAAAATTGATCTTTTTGACGGTACATCTACTCCTAAAATGTTTTCAAAGGGGCCTTGTGAATAATTAATTAATGATACTTTCATACTTTTTTCCATTTAACAAATTCCATTTTCGCTCTCAAATTTTGAAAGGTATTTTTACTTATGATATCTTGAATTTCGTCCGGTGAAAACCCAGCCAAAACCATTTCGTTGATATCTTTTTCTTCAACCATTTCAGGCCAAATTACAATATTGAAGTGTTCTTCAATCGCTTGTTCCATATGTCGGCATATATCTTTATTTCTTGGTTCATTGTCATATACTAATACCAACTTAGACTTATCAATATGCTTTGAAGCAGTTTTGAGGTTTGCATCAGCCGTGGCCACAGCATTGTCCAAGAAAAGAGAATCTATAGGACCTTCGGTAACATAGACCATTTTTTCTTCATCTTCCAAATCAACACGATCCAAACCAAATATTTTATGATTATCATCATTTAATTTTACCGTGATGTATCTGAGTTTGGATTCACCAAGAGCACGACCTTGAAAAGCAACAAGATTCTTGTCTGCATCGTAGAATGGTATGACTAACCGAGGATCGTCCTCTTTCAGACCATCCTTTTCAATTTTCATTTCACTTTCAACAAACTTTTTAAAATCTTCGGCAAAATATAACGCTCCATGATGCGAAACTGGAATCTGCCGTTTGACAACATACTCTTTCGCATAATGTTCTTCTGGTAACGACTGAATGGACGGTAATTTGATTCGCTTTGTAAAATTTGGAGCCATCTTCGCAAGTTCAAAAGTTGGTTTCTTGTAATTGTCACGACCTGTTTCTCCATTTTTATATCGTTCTAGGGAATATTCTTTGAGTAGATTGGGATCAACTTTATCTAGAAAGTTGTAAAAAGACATGGATGCACCGCAATTGTGGCACATAAAGAAATAGTTACCCTTTTTGGCATAAACATAGCCACGGGCTTTGGTTTTATTTTTGGAAGAATCGCCACAGAGAGGGCACCTGAAATTATACAAATCAGATTTTTTCTGTGTGAATTTTTGAAGCTTCGGGGAAACCCTTAGCAAAAAAGACCTATCAATAAAAATGGACATAACGAAAAATCAAAGTTTACTAGAAACTCAATTATATACTAATTAATGAAAAAATGCAAGCACCTTTTCCAAGTGACCCGAAAATACACCGGCCATGGCAACGGCACCGGCAACCATCCACATGGTTTTTTCTCGGATCTTTTCCAACTCACTAATTTTCTTTGCCATTTCGGCATGTTGTGTGCATGAAGTATTATACATCTTTTCTAGTTGATCTTTTAGTTCATCACGTGTTCTATCCAAACAATCGTGCATATCTTTAACATCAACTTTTATGTCATCCAATTTTTCACTAAGATTTTCGACCTTAGTTTCAACAATGCCTAATCTTTCTGTCGTAGTTGCCATTTTTTGTTTTTATTTCTTAGGTGGAATCTCGGTACCTTCAAGTTTCTTGTGTACCTTCATTTCTTTGCATTGTTGTTTGACATTGCCTTTGGCGTCCTTAATAGGTTTGCCTTCTTTATCTTTAATGTCAACACACACCTTTGTTGTTTCTCCGCTGGCAGCATAAACTGGCACTAACATTGATAAAGCAAGACCTGTAATAAAAATTAAATTTTTCATAGTAACCCCTTAGACTTTGATTCTTTATTTATTGTCGTAAATTTCTCGGATGCAGTAAAACCTAGACCTGCAATAACGATATACATTAGAGAATTGAACAACTCTGGATTTACTTTGTGCCCCATAGTATCAGCAACAAAACCCCATGCACAAAGTAAAAATGATAACAATGTAATGACTCTTTTACTACTCAATGTACCATTATGACCGTCGTTGAGTAATCCGTGTAACATTTAAATCTCCGGTTGTGGTGCAGGTGCTGGTGCAGGTTTGCCACCAAATCCAGTAACCACTTGTGCAGTAACCAAAGGTGGTTGTTGAACTTGAGGTTGTGTGCTTGTTGCAACTGCAAATGCAGGTTCAACTCTTTGTGGCGGTGGAGGTGGTGCAGTCATTGCTTTCTTGGTTTCAGCAAAGTTGTCGTTGGCCATCTTCTGTGCTGCCAACATTGCCTCTTGATCCTCTTTCTTTGCACCAGATAACATGATGCCTGATAGTGTACCTGTCAAGAATGTTGCAATAGGAATAATCAGTTCAAAGAATTTCTGGTCAATTGGAGAAATTGCATTAAGTGGTTGTGTAACAAAGATGATTGAGTATAGAACAAC